GGGAAGTGGCGCTTTCGCTCAGGTCTGGAGCGGTTGTGTTGCGGCCGACCTTTTCCGCGCTTGTGGCTGCGGAGGGAGAGATCGGCAGCCTGCTGTCGCTGCTGGATCGCGCTGGTGCCGGCGATCTGCGGCTGGGGGATGTGGGGCCCCTGTTCTGGCATGCCATGTCCGTGGAGGGGCGGCGGATAGAGCGCGGTCAGTTCGAGGCGGAGCTGCTGGAGATAGGCCTCGCGGCCTTGCTGGTGCCGTATCGGCAGCTTTTGGCTGCCGTTTTCGGAGGCCGCGGGTGAAGCGGTTCGCGGAACTTGCGCGGTCAGCTGCTGCGCTGGCGACGGGCCAGCTTGGCTGGGCCCCTCAGCAATTCTGGGACTCGACGGTGTTCGAGTTGCGGACAGCCTTGGATGGCCGGGCGGGACCGAATGCCCCGGCGCCCTTGGCACGGGCCGAGCTGGCCGCTCTGGAAACGAAGGAGGCGTCTGATGGATAGTGATATCGATGGCCTTGCCCTGTCGGTTCGCGCCGACACCGATGCCTTTGTGCGGGATGTCGGAGTGATGCGGGCTGCCATGCGGGATGATCTGGCCGGGCAGGCGCAGCTGACCGGCCGCGGTATCGAGGCGGCCCTGCGACAGGCAGCCCGCAACGGCAAGTTGGAGTTCGAGGATCTGGGGCGGGTCGCCGGCCGCGCACTGGGAGAAATTGCAGCTGCTGCACTGCGTCTTGAGGGGGGCGGGCTTGGAGGGCTGCTTGGCGGAGCAGCATCTGGACTGCTGGGTTTGCCTGGACGGGCGACAGGTGGTCCTGTCGGGCCGGGGCGCGCCTACGTCGTGGGCGAGCGTGGCCCGGAGCTGTTCGTGCCGACTTCGAGCGGGCGGGTGGAGGGGGGGAGTTCGCCCAGTGGTGCGGTTCGGGTGACCGTAAACATGGCGGCGCCCTCGGGCGATGTGGCGTTCATGGCGCGGTCGGGCCGACAGATTGCGCGCGGCGTGCGCCGGGCACTGGAGCGTGCCGGTGGTTGATGTTCCATCCTATCTGGCGACATCCTCGGACCAGGTGCGGACCGGCTGGGTCAAGCGGTTCCGTCCGAGCCTGTGGACAGTGGATTTTCCCCGGCCGATGATGGCCGCGGCGCATGTGCCTGCTGCGGACCTGCTTCGGCTGGAGCTGGACTTCCTGACGCGTGCGGATCTTGTCGGACTGATCTGGTCTACGCGGGACAGATGGTCCCACCCGTTGCTGGCCTATGCGACGGATCGCGACCTGCGAGGCTGCACGCTGTCGTTCGACTATTTTGCCGGACCAGGCGTCATGCCGCTGGACGCCGTGAATGGAGCTGTCCTGACGATCGAAGGCCGGGATGCGGCCGGCGCGGCGGGCACATGGTATGTGCGCCTGTGGAACTATGCCACGGGCACCTCGCAGGCCGCGCGTATTGTGTTGGACATGGGGGCGCTTCGCGCCGGCTTTGGTCAATCGGGCGAAGCAGTGCATGTCGGCGATGTCGACCGGATGTTCATCTCGATGGTGCCGTCGGGCTATGACGGGACGGCGCAGCCCTTGCCCACTGCTGCATCGACATATGTCGAGTTCCGCAACTGGCATGTCAGCGGGCCGCGTTCGACCCTACGGATCGGGGACGCCTTCTTGCCGGAGCATCGTGTGCGGATCTGCTCTGCCTATGATGACAGCTATAACCAGGCGCCCGAGCGCCTGGTCGAGCAGTGGGAGGCGTTGGGCTATCGGGCGGTCGTGAACCACTATGTGGGGATGAGTCATTTCTATGCGCTGGCGCCGACGTCGGGTGGTCGGTTCGAGGTTTCGGGCAGTTTGTGCGGCTCGGCCGCAGCCTGGCACAGGGGGCTTCTTCGCGCGGCCGCGCAGTCTGGGTTTGAGGTGATCCTGTCGTTGTCGTTCGAACTGTTCGACGCCAATGCACCTGCAGAATGGGCACAGAGGGACATTGACGGAAACCGGGCGCTTACGGGATGGCAGCCGCCCTCCACCCTGCTGTCGCCCTGCAACGCGGCCGCGATGTCTTGGCTTGCCGGCATCGCCAAGGCGTTCGGCATGTTGGCTGCTGCCGAAGGCGCGCGCATCTTGTTCCAGGTGGGCGAGCCCTGGTGGTGGGTTGGGCCGTCGGAGCGGCCATGCTTCTATGACTCTGCCACAACCAGCCGGTGGGCTGCGGAGACAGGTGCGCCGCCGCCCGCGATGTCCGACGTCCGCGGGGTGCGTTCGCCCACCGAGCGCGCATGGCTCGATTGGCTGGGAGCTCGACTTGGGGAAGCAACCATGGCCGTTCGAGCTGCGGCAGTCGACGGCCATGCCGCCCCGACGGTGTCGCATCTGCTGTTCTATGCGCCGCAGGTTCTGGACGCGGATAGCCCTGACCTGCGGCGTGCGAACATGCCTGCTGCCTGGGCCTGGCCTGCCTGGGATGTGCTGCAACTGGAGGATTACAGTTTCGTCACCAGGGCCGATGCGTCGGGCATGGCGCGCGCGCGAGCAGCAGTGCAGTTGGAAATGGGGTACCCCGTTTCGTCGCAGCATTATCTGGCTGGCTTTGTGCTGGAGCCTGATCGCGCAGGGGAGGAGTGGCCGCTGGTGTCAGGGGCTGCACGCGCTGCGCTGGACCGCGGTGTGGCGGAGACCTTTCTATGGGCTTGGCCGCAGGTGGCGCGGGACGGGTTTGTGTGGGTTTCGATCGATGGGTTGGATGCAGAGGGGAACGAGGCGATGGACGCCTTTCACGATGTGCGGTTTCCGCTTGCCCTGGGATTTGATGCCGTGGGCGGGCCGGAGTTTTCCACGCAAGTGGCGCTTCTGGCGTCAGGGCATGAACAGCGGAATGTGCAGTGGGCGCAGGCGCGTCTATCCTATGACGCTGGCCTTGGGGTTCGGTCCGAAGCCGATCTTGTGGCGTTGCTGGGCTTCTTTCGGGCGCGGCGTGGCCGCGGCTTTGGTTTTCGGCTGCGGGACCCTCTGGATTACAGCAGCAGCCCCGATGGCGATCTCCCCCTGCCGACCGACCAGCTGATCGGCGTTGGGGACGGCAGAACGCTGCAGTTTCAACTGGTGAAGCGGTACGGCGTCGATGGTGCGGAGGAAGTCCGCCGGATCACCCGGCCCGAGCCGGATTCCGTCACCATATCCATTGATGGGGAGATCGTGTCGGCTTGGAGCCTGGGCGCATCGGGCGTGGTTGCGTTTGGGGCCGCGCCTGCGATCGGCACTGAGGTCCGCGCCGGATATCTGTTCGACGTTCCCGTTCGCTTTGCGGTCGACCGGTTGGATGTCTCGCTGTCGGGAGTGCGGTCTGGAGAGGCGCCAAGTGTGCCGCTGGTCGAGGTGCGCGAATGATCGGAATCCTTTCTGCCCTGGAGCAGCCGGTCAGCAACATCGCGGTCTGCTGGCGCCTGGCGCGGCTGGACGGCGTTGTTCTTGGCTTTACCAGCCATGACCGTGACATTCGCCTTTGCGATGTGACCTATCGTGCCCGCCCCGGAATGACCCCGTCGGCCGTCGTGCAGACAGATGGGCTGGAGGGCGACAGCATGTCCGTCGACGGGGTGCTGGATGCAGCCGCTGTCACGGCCCATGATCTGTCGGCGGGCCGGTGGCTGGGCGCGCTGGTCGAGGTTCTGGTCTGTGACTGGACGGCGCCCGATGCAGGCGTCCTCTATCTTTCCCGTGGCAGGACCGGGGACGTGCAGAGGCCCTGTGTCGACGGACGCGGCATGTTTCGTGTGGAGCTGTTGTCAGACGTGGATCTGTCGCACGAGCTTCTGCCTTTGCGATTGAGCCCGACATGCCGAAACGAGCTTGGCGACAGCGCCTGCGGTGTAAACATGGATGGGCGCAGGATGGATTGGGCGTTGGCGGAGGGTGGAGGCTTTCGACTGATGCTGAGACCCGGGCTGGGCAATACGCAAAGGTTTGCCATGGGGTCCATTCGTTTCCTGCGCGGTGCCCTAAGTGGGATCGACCGGCGGATCGTCGCGGTCGAGGGTGACCAGCTTGTTCTGGACGCCGATGTTCCGTCTGGCGATCTGCGGGATGTGCTGGTTCGGCTGACGCCCGGATGTGACAAGCGGTTGGGTACATGCCAGCAGACATTCGGCAACAGCCGGATGTTCGGCGGTGAGCCCCATGTTCCGGGAACGGATGCGTTGATCCGGTATGCAAGGGCCTGACCGGCATCCAGCCGCCGAGCGCCTTGATGCAGTTGCGCGATCCCTTGTCGGGATACCGTTCCGGCCCCAAGGCCGGGATAGGGCGGGGTGTGACTGTCTGGGTTTGGCCTGGCAGGTTGCAAGGGGCGCCGGGCTGACAATCGACGTGCCGCCACTGCCGCTCCGCGGCCTGGGGATTGCGGACGCGCACCAGTGGCTGGAGCGGCTGGGGTGCCGCAGGGTTGGTGTGGGAGACGTCGGTGATTTGCTGGTTGCCGTGCCGGCGACCCTTCAAGTGCATCTTGCTGTGATGGTACGCAATGGGCTGGTCGAGGCGCATGCCGGCCTCCGACGGGTGGTGCTGCGGCCCTTGCGTCCGGACGAACGCTGGGAGTCGAGCTGGCGGCTTCCCTTGGGAGATGGATGATGGCTTCGGTTCTGTTCTCGACCGTCGGGCAGGCGATCGGCGGCCCTCTGGGAGCCGGAATCGGCGCAGCCCTTGGGGCCGCCGTGGACACGAGCCTCTTCCGGCGCCGGAAGAGGGGGGCGGAGGATGGCTTTGCCAGCCGGTCCGCCTATGGCGAAGTCCTGCCTATGGCCTTTGGCCGCACGAGAGTCGGCGGGCTTCTGATCTGGGCGACGGAACCAGGTTCTGGGGGATCAAAGGGAGACGGGCGGCGCGCCGAAGCTGCCAGCTTTGCAATGGCGGTGTCGCGAGGCCCGATCTCTGGCATTGGTCGCATCTGGGCGGATGGTGGCATGCTCCGGACGGATGACGGCGAGTTCCTGACGCGCACGATTATGCGGCTTCACTCCATGGGAACGGCTGAGCCGGACCCCCTTATCGTTGCCGCAGAGGGCGTCGACCTTGCGCCTGCCTATCCGCACCTGTCCTACGTGATCTTCGAGGATTTCGATCTGGGGCCTTATGGCAATCGTATTCCCTCGCTGAGCTTCGAACTGTTGTCTGATGCACGGACGCCTGCGGATTGGTTGGATC